GTAGACCACTAGACTGAGAAGCTGTTGGTATATATACATTATTAATATCAGCTGGAGATACAACAGCATTTTGCTCAATAATAGTTTGAAGGTTTTCATTAGTAAAAAACTCTTCTATATTAGCATAGGTGTCACTACAGATTATAGTTTGCTCTAAAATACTGTTTCTTGGCTCACATTGATTTCCTGTTCCTACTCTTGTTTGTTCTATCTTCATAACCACCCTTGTACCAATTGGTAAATTATAATTAGAAGTAAATGCTCCACTGGCATCTCTTAAGAAAAAAGGATAAGCAATAACAGGATAGTTACCAGCCGCTTTAGCTTTTATTGCTGGCACTTTTTCATCTACAATATCATCTTCATCCATTTTAGCTTCAAAAGAAATACTGTTCATTTTCATATAAACTCCTTCAGGAACTTGAACTGCATTTCCATTTAAAGTAACTGTTATAAAGTCCTTGTTTTGTGTTTTAACTTCAAGCACCGTAGCTTCTGTACAAGTAGATAAAGGACCGCTAACATCTCTTTTAACTATTAATCTATCACCATCTTTTACTTTACCTATATTGTCTCCTTCCAGTAAAAAGTATACATTATTAGTATTGTCATCTTCTAAAAATATACTTGAGTAAATAGTATCATAAGTATCTCTGTCTGCTTTTATACAAAACTTATATCTTGTAGCAAAACTTGGAGCTCTTTGTGTAACAGGTATACTTACAAGAATTTCATTTTTTGTGGTAGATGCTGAACAAGGTATATTTACAGTATTGTTTGTTGACACAAGTGCAGTAGAAGCTCTGTTAAAACTATCCATATAAATTATACCAACCTCATAGCCTCTGTTACTATGTAAACTTCCCGAATTTGGCACTTCAGATATTGATGCTGAAGCATTAGTAATTTTAAAATACTCAACAATTGTATTTGTTCCTACTCCTGTTTCTTCATATTGAGCTGCTAATATTTGTAATTGTAAGGTTGCTGGCAGTATTACGCTTGCTGCTATTCCTTCTCCGGCTGATGGTAAAGCAGGTGTTGAATTAGTTCTTCCTGTTTGGTTTATATCGTATTGTGGGGCTACTGTTCCTAATTGTCCTTGTAAAAGAAAATTAAAATTATCTGTTAATGTAGTTCCTGCGCCTGCTTGTGCATTTGCTACAGTTTGTATACCCGTTGTTAATGTTCCAAATTTAGCTTGAAAGTCTGCGGTTGCAATTAAATCATTAATTGGAGTAGCGCTACTTGTAAAATCTTGTATTAGTGTATAGCTAAAATGTACAGTAGTTGGTCCTGTTGTTTGGTCTGGTAAACTTGAGCCACTCCACGAGTCATGTTCAAATGTAAATGAAAAATCTATTGTTGCTCCTATTACTAAAGAGCTTTCAAATCCTGCAAAATTAATTCTCAAAGCACTATCATTTATAGTGGTTGAAAAACCAAATGCTGTAAAAGTTGATTGAGCTGTTGTAACAGGTAATGTTTCTTCACCAATTTGAGATTGACTTAATGATGTAGTATAACTAAGAGTTAAAGGTTGATTAAAAGTATCTTTTAAATCATACCCTTCAACATAATTACCATAAACCAATCTATTAGCCATAAGCGTTTGTGCTTTTGCTAAAGTTGGTACATTGTCATATAATCTTAATATTTCACTTTCAGGTATCAATTCCCTTTACTAATTCACTCCCTGAATTATAAGTTACTATGGCAGCATTATATTTGTTTTCCATTCCCTCATTAGCAAAACTTTGAGCGCTAAAATTAAAAGCTTTAGGCGCAAAAGCTGGTTCACTAAATTGTGAGGTTGCCGAATATTCAGCGTTAGCATATTTGTATCTATAACCAAAACAAACGAAGTTATCAGTCATATATGAATCCTCGTTATTAGCTTTTATTAATTGAAATGTAGGCGCTTGTAAAGGAGGTTGTTTTACTACTAATATCTCTCTTCTATCAAATTGGTCCTGTTGGTTTCCAGAAGAGTTAGCTGTTGGATTTTGATAGTTTCTATCTATGTTTATTACTCTAGGTGGATTTACATTATCTGTAAAAAACAAAAGATTATCTATCTTATCAACTCCGGTTATTAAAAAAGATGGATTAAAATTAAGTGTTGTATTTACACCACCACCATTATCAATACTAATAACGTGATATGTTATTCCTCCGGTCCTTACATTATAAGATACTATTAAATCAAGTTTTCCAGTTACACCCTGTGTAAAAGCAGGGTCATGTACAAACCAATAAATTGTTTCATTAGCACTATCTTCAAAAGAACCAATACATCTAGCCGAGTCGCTAAGCTTAGTACCGTTGGTGTAAGCTAATTCTGTAAGTTTCGTATTCCCTTTAGAGTTTTCTACTGAACCTATTTCTGATTGTTCAGTTGAACCTAGTCTTACGTTAATAGCATTAGTATATTCACCATTCGGTAAAAGCCTTTCTTCAAGGCTTTTATTCATACGGCCCGCTATAAAATTTCTTTGAAGATTTGCCATTTTATTTTATCCACTTATTCTCCCCTCTTAAATTCATAAGCAATCTACTTGGGTGAATGTTATTCAATCTAATCTTAGCGTTTCTAAGTAAAGCTTGTTTATCTTTTCTTGCTCTATTCACTATATATTCCTGTACTCCAAATTTATTATTTAATAATGAATATTTTATGTATGCGTATAGATAATCTTCAAATAATTTATTTACTTTAATATTTGCATCATTACCATTTTCCATACCATCAGAAATATATTGTAGTATACATTGTTGATTAGCCATAGTTGAATCAAAATTAATAACTCCATTAGCTTTGTCTATAGTAAACGTAGGATTAAAATTAGCTGTTTCAGTGTTTAAACCATAACGAGCTCCAACCAGGATTTACTGCTTCTTCTCTTACATCATTTAGATATATACTTTTAAGTGAACCATCAGTTCTTGATGTATCCAATGAAGAAGTTTGAGTGTTCACATTGTTACTTCCATCATAAGTAAAAGTAGAGCTTCCGCTTTGAACATATTGTGTAGCAGATTGAACTTGAATATTTTCAACTAAATCACGAACTACATTGTCTTTAAACAAAGATAGCTTTACCCAATTGACATAATCAGATGGTAAAACAAACTTTAAGTCATCATATATTGTTAATTCTAATGCTTTTATTTCATTTAACGCATCATAATTTAACTCTTGTATACCCCTTTTAGCGTGAAATAATATTTTAAAACGATTGACATTGTTAATCATTTCATGGTTTCCTTGATACATCAATAAAAAATTATTTACTATATCTGTCAAAGAAGTGTATTGATATGAACCCCAATTATTGTTTGTAGGATTTACACCGTCATTTGTATAATATTTTTTTTGATTTATATATGCCATATTTATTTTTGATTATCTTGTTGTTGTTCATCAATCTTTCCAAATTCAAAGACATCTTTTTCTCTTATTGATATTCCTGCATACTGTAATATTTTAGCTACCAAATCATTCGTGTCATCAATTGGTAATTCAAAATCCTGATAGTCGCTTGCTGTTTGGTCAAACAAAGGCTCTCCATTATATAAAGTAACATAAGTCCATTTAGGGTCTTTAGGATATCTAATATATTGTGCCTGAACATCTGAACCAGAATTTATTGTAGTGGGAAATACTGTAATAGAATCTCCAGCTTGAGTGTAAGCAGGGAAGGTTGTATTAGGAGCTGTTAATAATGAACTATTCAATTGTGTAATCTTAGAATGTGTAACTTTTTCTGCTTCACCTAATAAGTTACCCCCCGAGTAACATAATACTTTATTTAATAAATAATAATCTGAACCAGTTGTCGTAGTTGATGGTAAATAATAAACACTTGTACCTAATGTTTTTTGTGTTAAAAATTCTGTCACTGAAAAATAATCTATGACCTCCTCATAACCTAACTTTATATTAGCATAACCAGTACCTGATAGCCTAGCATTTTCTTCATTAACTTGTTCATTGTAATTAAAAAAATATTCGTCAAATAAATCTAACTGTGCTTGTTTGGCAAATAAGTTAAAATCACCTGGAGAAATATATCCGTAGTTATTTTTGTTTACTATTGCTAGCACAGTATTTCTTACTGAATTTATCATTTAAAAAAGTTTAATACAAAGATACATAAAATAAAAAAGCACCCTGATTTGGGTGCTTTCTCTGTCGATAGTAAAGGAAGGATTAAATTGTTCCTATAGCGATACTAGTAAATACTAGTCCACCATCTTTCGATACTGGCACTGCTGCATTTGTCCAAGAAGTTTCTGCTGCTGTTACAAGAGCTGCATTTACATTCTCACCAAATCCTGAAGTTAATCCAGTTCCAGTAACCGTTAATTTGTGTGTTCCATTA